TCCAGAGTTTTGTAGTACCCTCAATCATGCTCTCGCCGGCGACGATTGTCTTTTTCTCGCCAGCCGGGGAATCAGTAGTAAGGTCAGGAGACCCAGTGATTCCAACGCCCTCAGCGTAAAGTTCGACAACGAACTCGGCGATCCCCTGAATTAGAAGACCGCCGACGGCTGAGGGTGTGAGAGAGTTTGGGACGGGAACAAGGTAACTGTCCTCGCGTTCTGCGAGGTCAGCAAAATTTAAAGCCTTGTTGAGTCTCTCATTGACAGTGCCAGTAAGGTCGGATCCGTTGTAAAGGTCCTCGGGACCCAAAACGGTGTCGAAGGCCGAGGTTGTAGGCGAGATGAACTCAATTTCATAGTTCACAAAAAGCTCACCTACGACTTTTGCGGCGGAGGAGAGAGCTCCAATACGATAGGAGCCCACATCATACTCTCTTAGATCACCGGATACCTCATCCAGCTGACGGCAGTACCGGACCTTCTTCAGCTCCTCGGGATTCACCTTTAGGCAGGTGTCCTCATACAGTTTCCCGCGAACGGAATTCTGATGATTAAGGACAACAGCCTTGGATGTTGCCGCGGAGTCGTAAGGGTCAGGGTCCAGATAATGGAACACAGAGCCGGCGTCAGTTGTGACTGCCTGAGATTCGGTCTCGAACCAAAGCTTCGTGAAACGATACTTTTCGTAGCGCGACGCGATGGCCGATAACCGAGGGAAGAGGAGCGTATTTCGCGGGTTCACCGAGAAAAATTCCAAGGCGAACGTAGTTAACGCCCCAATATCCTGAACATATTCCCTCCCAGGAACTATGATCTTCTCAGCAGAGTGAGGGATGGGTCTTGCCATACGCCCGGCGGGGATGGACTTCTTATTTGTTCTCGCAGGTTTATTCTGCGGCATCATCTTCGGGATGCTACCTCTCTTTGTTGGCATGGAAACCGCTTACGGGACTATTCATCCTGGTTCCGTGAATGTCTGACTGATCAGGTCAGACTTGGTGTGCACGTGTAGTCTCTTGTCGTTAGAAGGAAACTTTTATATCACAGAGATAACCTTTTATGCACTCAGCCAGGACCCATTTACCAACAGCCTCAATGGCACAGTACTCCCCGCACCAGTGGACGACTGGGCAGGAGTTTTCCCCTATCGGAGAATCTGTCAATAGATGCCCTCCAACAAAGACTATCATCGACCTCGCGGAGGAAGGCCCCCCAGAGCCGGCGGTCCCTGATGCCTCTTGAAACAAGAAGCGCTTCATGGACCTCAAACTCAGTAAGGGGCCGACCAGAAACGTGGTCATAGACAATCTTGAAAGGGTCAATCTCGTCCTTATTGTTCTCTTCAAAAACGGCAATTCCGTTGAGTTTCTTTTCATAAGATCTAGTTATCCTAACTGGTTCGTCAGGTTGAAACTCATCAAACGTCCTCTGCTCCAGAGGTGTCCGGGGCTTACCCTCCCTGCGCGGGAGGGGGAGTTGATTCCCGGCACTTGGAGTTTGTTCCAAGAGGAAATTGCGGAACTGTCTCTGTTTCTTCGTAACTCGAAAACGATAGGTCTCCGGGGGAACAACCCCGAGACCTCCTGCAGAAATAGGCAGGAAAATATTACGGAAGAAATAGGACCAACGACCGTCGGTCTTTCTAAAGAGACAAACAGATTCTCCATATTTTGTGATTCTTTGCTCCAGATCATGAGCAACACGGTTCACATATCTCCTTGGGCAACCAGCCAGAATCCTATTGGCGATTGCCCACAGCGGACGGTGTTCTTCAGTCGGAAAGGAGCAACCCTCTTTTTCCTGAACCTGAATTATTTTCTTACGAACACCCGGACAATATTCCTCACAGAGTTCACGCATATGCTTCTGATCTAAAACCTCAATGCCCGAGTAAAAGGCTGAGGGATCATGAAGATCCTCATTCCGCGAAGGATCGAACTCTAAAATTTCCTTATTCTCACTCTCACCACCGACTCTCTCCTGGACTTTATGATTTTCCATGTAAAGTCCCGTATTGAAGTAGTTAACCTCAATAGGAACCTCAGGAGAGAGACCCCTTGTCTCTACCTTACAGCAGTTGTCTTCTAGTGACACATGGTCCTGAAGCAGATACTTCTTCTGGTTTTCCAAATTGAAGTGAAATGCTGCTGAATTAACGTTGGCATAGGTGCCATGGCAATAACTTTTCCCTGGCGTCATCTCGAAGCCTACCTGAGCAGCGAACTTTTCAAAAGTCCGATACCCAGATTTGCCATCGACAATCGTCAGGAGGTCATCACCGTTCACCAATCCACATCTAAGGTAGTCCTCAAATTGATAGTTCCATTTCCTCTTCCGAGAGGTAAAGGTCCAGAACCGATCAAGGACAAGAGCGTTAGCGAGACAGAGAATGTTGAAAGAGGTTATAGAACCCATCAACTGTCCGTTCGTCATTCTTACGGCGCCAAGGAAAACCCTAACTTCGCTTTCAGCGGAGTAGTCAAACCCAGCAAGCGGCTCGTATCTCAAAAATCGAGCGGCCTGGGGATCAGCACGACAAAAGTCCAAGTAGGCTCGGTACGTCATTTCCTGAGGAGGATAAGACACACCGTGCGATCCAAGGGACCGCAATGCTAAGTACTGAATCTCCATTGGGAGCAGAGAAGTAATGTAAGACATTATCTTTGCCCCAATAAGGGCTGAGAGACCATCGGTTGCTGCACTATAATCAGCAGACAACCAAAGGGGTTTTTCCATCGCCACGAGCGCATAAGGATCCACAACGTCACTTAGATCAGTGGCAGATTGTGGGCGCCCAATTAGACGGAACAAAGGAATTTTTCTCAAAATCCTGTGTAAACATTGCTGAAAGCTCTTCATTGAATAATAGAGCTTCGACTCACCTTTTGAGATCATTCGAATTTTTAGGGGCTCCAAAACAGGAGAGGCCACGGCCCTTGGAATATCATAAAGCTTGCCAAACAAATCATGATAGGCATGCT